CTGAGGAGTTCAGGCGTTAGTCGTCAGCGACGAGGTACAGGCAGACTTCGCCCGTGTACGCGGGCTCAAGGGATTCCTTGTCGGGATGCCAGTGCGGCGCTGAGATCTCGTGCACGTCGAGCACCAAGGCGCCCTTCAGGGCCTTGTTCGGTAGCTGCTCAAGTAGGTACTCGCGCACGGCGTATGCGAGGGCGCCAGCCTCGGCCGCGCTCTGGCCGTACACGTCGTAAAGGATGTCCATGCGGTCCATGCGGTCCCGCTGCATGCGGGCTCCACCGGCCTGGATGACATAGATGGTGGTCTCACCGACATCGCGGCCTACGAGGGTGCCTGTCACCGCGTCCGTAGGGATGTCAGGGAACGATCTCAGGAACTCGATTACGAGGGGGAGCGGATCAACTCTCAATCAATACGCTCCTTCTCTAGAACTTCCTTGAAGAAGAACCGGCCCGCGTGCCTGTGTCCTGCCGGGTCGCGGTAACCCTGTTCCTGGAGCATCGCGTGTCGAGCCCGCTCGTTCTCTTCAACCACGACGTAACCGACCCATTCACTGTCGACCTCTTCGACCAGGGGCGTGATGTTCTTCTTGATGGAGAACTCGTCCGTCGTCACGTGAGGACCGCGAGGGGCAGCCTTGATCATCTTTCCGGCAAGCTCACCAGTCTTGGCGGCTACCAGAGCCCTGACTTCTCCGGAGTGCATGAGCTTGGTTTCAAAGCCCATGTCGGTCTCGAACGTGAAGCGAGCGTTTGAGGATCTGGTGTACTGCTTTCCGCGCTTCGGCATTACTTAGTCACCATCCTCACGTCGAGCATCGTGTATTGGCGGGAACCGAGCCTCCACTTCCACGCCTCCCCCTCGGGATGCCATGTGTTTCCCTGAAACTGGATTCGGTCAGCGGAATCGACATCGACATCACCGGGGAGGTAGAGCGTCGCCCTGTTGAGGGCGGTCTCACGGGAGGACTCGTCTGCCTTCCACGCACGCCGGTAGGGGACGCCGGCACCCATGCCGGACCACACCTCGGTCTGGTTGACCCAGTCCCGGTGCTTCCCGTAGTCGTCGGTGACGAGCTGGGCGCGGTAGACGGTTATACGGTCGTTGAATAGCGCCATGTGATCTCCGGTCGGTCTGGCCTGTGGGCCTCGGATCGGTGCAGGGAGATCGACGCAACGCGCTGCCTGTACTTGGACAGCATCGACTTAGCGGCCTCGGAGAGACCCGAGTTGTACGCGGTGGCCGCGTACTGAACTTCCAAGTCGCCTGTCTTCTCCATGACAGTGCCAGGGGAGACGGACAACCACCGGATTACCTCAGAACAGACAGCCGCCCTCACCGCGGCCGGCACAGCCACCCAGCCCCAAGAGGCTGTGACTGTGACCGTGGTGTACGCGGGAGCGTCACGCAGATAGAGGGTGGACCCCATGACCTTCCATTCGTCGGTCGTGAGGTCTCTGTCCTCGAACTCGTCGTGCAGGGTGAGAGACGTGATGACCAGGTTGGGAGACAGAGAGGGGGCCAGTAGAGCCTGACCCCCCTCAACCACCAGATCGAACGTCTCGTTGGTGTGCTGCTGGAAGTCGTTCCGGCAGTAGTCAGTGACCAACCCTGTGGCGTCGTCTATGAACGCGGTGATCCGAGCGGCCTCCGTGCTGTCTGCGACGGGCCGCCCGAGACGGGCGACCACATCGTCAAGGACTACGAAAGCCATCAGGATCAGTCCGTACGGGTCTCGGTGACGGTGACGGTGGCGTTGTGAGCGGTGATCGCAGCCTCAACACCGCGAGCCACGACGAGCTGTTCCGGCCGGATGACCTTGGCGTCGTAGATGACGCGGCTCTTGATCGCGTCGGTGAAGGTGTTCTGAGGCTTGTACGCCTCCATCTGAGCGAACGGGATGACGACCGAGGTCGCAGCAGTGGCGCCCATGTAGAGGTCAACCGCCTCGAACTTCTGGTTGCCCTTCCGGATCAGAGGGTTGTTCGGGCGAGTGTGGGAGCCGAGCCCGTTCGCCACGGTGACCGGGACACCGAGGATGGTGCCGATCGCAGAGGCGCCGTTCGGGATGACCGCCTGGCCGCCGTAGACCTGAGCTTCGATGAACTTGGGGTCCTGGAGCAGGAGCGAGCGCATACGAGGCGAGATGAACAGGAAGCGGTCCGCAGGAGCCGACTTGATGTCAAGGTTCTCCAGCATCGCAACCACGTAGTCATAGACCGAGAGGATGCGAGTCGCAGCCTTCCGCGTGGTGTTGTCACCAGTCGGAGCGTCGGTGATCTCGTCAATCTGGCCGTGCAGAGCAGGGAGGCCGGAAACGGTCGCGGACGGGTCAGCGGAGCCGTTCAGGTCCTTACCGGAGATCGCGGCGAGAAGGGTCTGAGCCACGACCTCATCGAGCTTGACCGCCATAGCGCGGGCGCGCTGGGCAATCAGGTTCGACATCAGGTCAATGCCGCTCTTGGTCTGGAGCTGGTGCAGCGCGTCGACCTCGATGTGGAAGGACGAACCCTTAGCCACTCGCATGTCGATGTACTGGAGCGAAGCGTGGTCGGCGGAACCGACGGAGCCGTACGCCGGCACCAGGCCCTTGTCAGAAACCTGGTCGTTCACGAAGTGGGGGATGTGGACGACATCGCCCTCACGTCGGAACTCGCCTTCATACTGGCGATTGGTGAACTTGGCAGAGGCAAGAACAAGCTCCTCTTCGAGATCCTGGAGGAGTTCCGCTGTCCAGATCTCGGGAATGAAGACGTTCCCGGACGCTGCCTGAAGGCCAGTACCAGCCTGAGTGTTAAAAGCCATGAATTACCTCACTGGATAGGTCAGATTTCACCCCTGAGAAGCGCGTCAAGGCGGCCGTCCAGGCGGGCCTTGTTAATTTCCGCGGGGGTCATGTTGGAGAGATCAGCTCGGGTGAGCTGGTTAGCGCCGGGAGATCCCTGGCGGCCAAGACCGATGTCCTGGCGAAAAGGGGGAGAGGACTCCCGCTTCGGGAGCGACGACACGAACTCAGAAAGTGCGTCGGCATTGACCTGTCCGTCAGAGACGAACCGGGACATGTTGAGGAAGTCAGCCGGGGGAAGGTCCACGCCGGCAGAAGCGGCCAGAGCGCGAAGCTCAGCCTCAGCAAGTCGAGTGCCAACCTCAGAGAGCGCAGAATTCCGACCCTCAGCCCTTGCGGCATCGAGCGCCTTTTCTGCGTCCGTCATAGACGCCTGCTTGAACGAATCCCGCTCAGCAGACGCGTCCTTCCACCGCTGCTCATTCGTGCGGGAAAGGGACTTCCACTTGTCGACCTCAAGCTGAAGGCTTTCGACGGTCGGCGTCTGGTCCTGGGACGTGTCAGTTGACTGCTGTCCCGGCTCGTTGCCAGTGGAAGTGCTCGGGTTGTCGTCACTCATTGATCCACCCATCCATTTCGGTGTTCGGGCATGAAAAAAGGCCGCCATTTCGGCAGCCGTCGTAGTGCGGTGTAGGGGTTACTTGGCCGGGTTCTGTTTCCGGGCCTGGTTGCCGCTGTTGCCCTGCGGCGGCTTAGCAGCCGTCTTCTGGGCCTTCTGCGACATGCCGGGAGGACCGGCAGGTTTGTTACCGGGCTGATCGCCCGTGGGGTCCTGCTGCTGTGCGTTCGGGTCGGGATATTTCTGCGCCAGTTCCATTGCGGCCTTGGCGTCCTGTTCCCTCATGTCCGCGAAGCGGCTGACCTGCTGCGGCGTATAGCCCGCATCGGAAAGGAGCTGGTCTCTGGGGACACCGATCATCTGAAGCTTCAGAAGGGCATCCATGTGTTGGGCTTCCGTGCGATTCTCCGGGTCCCGCCAGATGGTCTCTGCGGAGAACGCGTCTGCACGGGCATCGCCTATAACAGCGAAGCAGAGCCGCATGACCTGTTCCCAAGCCTCACCGAAGTGGAGCATTCGCTCGCGGGTCTTCGCTATGAGACCGGCTTCCGCCGCGGTGATGGACTCACCTGAAGGAATCTGTCCACCACCATTGATGAAGTAGTGGAAGGGGATACGCGAGATCGAAGCCATATGCTGAACAAGCATCTCGACTAGGACCACATAGTTGGAGAGGTTCGCAGCCTCGAACTGACCGAACTTGGCGTTCGGGTCTTCGGCCTGCAAGAGCTTGTCCACCGCGACCTTGAAGGGCTCGATGGGGTTGCCGTGGTCGTCCTCAACGATTTCCAGGCCCGTCACGTACCGCTGGGGCCAGGCCGCATACTCCGAGGCCACCAGCGCGTCAGCCACCGTCTTGTTGACGGCGTCCTGGATCGGGATGACCACATGGAGGTCTGAGACCGGATCACGCAGGAGACGGGACCGGTTGGTGATAGGCACCACCGGAACGACGCCCAGAGGGTTCGTCGCAGTCTCAGCGGGCTCCCAGGAGAACGTGCCCTTGGCGAAGGTGTAAACGGCATCGGGAAGCCACAGGGTTACCCACTGCCGGCCCCAGTCGTCGTAATAGAACTTCGCTGCGGCGTCCAGCTCCCGGCGACTGCCAGGCTTGTACTGGACGATGAAGTTCTCGGCGGACTCAATGGTGATGGTCGGCTGGCTCTGCTTATCGGCCCACACCACGGCGTACGAGACGCCCTGAATCATCGAGTCGAGCATTGCAGCATTCGACTCGGCATCCATGAAGTTCCGTTGCCAGATGTCGTGAGCGTCCTTATCGGCGTCAGGCTCATCCGTCATACGGAAGCCCTCAACGGCCAGTCGCTCGTTCACCGAGTCCACGATCATTCCGCAGAAGTTGTCTCGCCATGTATCGAAGGTGCTGTGAAACTGATCGAAGTGGCGGACCTGCGAGAACATGAGCCGCTGGTGGAAGCCGTCGTAGTACTGCCCATAGATTTGGTACATCGACTTGCGTCGAGCCAGCTTGGAGTAAAGCCAGTCGAGCCACTGATCTGGTGTGGCCGGCGCCATGCCTGCTGGTACCTCAGTTGGAGAGGTGTCAATGCTGAGTGCGCTCAAAATCCAACCACCCTAGAACGTCGTCGTTTAAGCCGCCCATCCGCGATGGCGTCAGCCCTGGCTTCGAATGCCAGGACCGCGCACACAGCAAGGTCGATCTTCTTTTTGGATCTCGGAGAGTCCTTGGTAATGAGAAAGCCCTGAGGCACTTCCCGGACCACGGCATTGAGCACGTGTCGGGTGAGGTCGTCGCCTCCGTCGTGCAGAACGTCACGGACCATCGCAGCGGTCCGGAACCGCTCGACTGCCTGAACCATGCGCGTCGGCTTGTTGGTCCAGAACTCGAATACGAAGTCGTCGCCCCATTCGAGGGCCCAACGACCGATGTTCTCTTGCCAGTAAGGCGGGTCGGCGTACATCCACTCAACCCGGTAGGTCTCGAAGGCCCTCTTAACAGCGGCCTCCACAGAGAGGACGTCGACTTCCCAGTCAGGTTGATTGGGGTCCCTGGGGTTCTCCCAGAGACCGAGGACGAACAGCTTGCCGTCCCTGAGCCGGCACCCGACAAGGCCCGTGGCGTCACCGCGGATCGAGCCGTCAAAGCCGATGGCTATCTGATCGCCGGGCTTGATGGGATCGCCCTCGTTGAGGCACGCGTCCCATTCAGACTTGGACATCCAGCCGTCAGAAGACTCGGCGATGGTGTTGAAGAAGAAGCGCAGGTAGGTCGAATCAGGCGTCGTACGGTCGTGGAGGATCGTTCGAGTCAGGCCGGGAATGTCAGCCCAAGTCGCGTCGCCGTATGCCTGTATGAGGGCCTGGCTGACCTTCTCTGCGTCCCGCAGCTCGTCTTGTTCGATCAGGCCCTCGATGCAGTCGTACAGCCAGTAGCCCGCACGGACCATCTCTGACTCGTGGATCTGCTGAGCGACCGAGTCCTCATTCGGGTTGTAGGCGTTGGTCGTTGTGACCCAACGCGAACCGGCAGAGGTCGTCTTCTCGATGTTTCGCTTGATGGTCTGGTAGAAGTCCGGGCCGCCATTCGAGCCCACCCAGTGATGAACCTCGTCCATCAGAGCAAAGGTTGGGCGGTTACCCTCGTTGGTACGGCCGGCAGTCGCCTTCGGCTTGATAGAGCCGGGCTTACCAGACTTGAACTGGACAACGGCCTTACCGATGTCGAGGTTGAACTCCTTCTCGGCTGGAGACTCCGAGAGCATTCCTCGGATCATCTCTAGCGTCTGCTCAGTTTGGTCGTACGCCGTGGCGCCGATCTGGACCGTAGGCAGGGGGACCCTCTTGGCTACCGGGAGTCCGAAAGCATTGAAGTGACTGAACCTGCAAGGGCCGATGAACTCAACAATGGCTAGGGACGCCAACAGGGGCGTCTTACCCCAACCCTTGGCCCGGCGCAGGGTGCCGGCCGAGAACTTCCATGTGCCATCAGGGTTGATGGCGTAGAACCACAGAACAAATCTCAACTGTTCCTTAGTGAACTGCCAAGACTCACCGGCTCGTTCGCCATCCGGCTGGACAATGTATTTCTGAGCCCAGCGGATGATTTCGTATCCGAGCGTTTCCTTGGGGGAGGGAACTCCCTCGGGCAGATTGCCGGTCTGCAAGGGCGTTCACCTCTATTCAGTCATTCAGGAGTCGAAACAGCTCCTCATCCAGATCGGTCGTGGTGGACTCAGCCGCGGCCGTCTCTTCGGCCTGGTCCTGGTCCTGGTCGTCCTCGATGGACATGCGCAGGCGGGCGCGGTCCTCGACCGTTGCGCCCCACTTGGAAACCCGCTGCCGGATCTCGCCGGCAACCTTGGTGTCGCCTTGATAGAAGGTGTCCACCAACTTTGTGGTGATCTCCAGCTCTGCCCAGTCGGTTTCAATCCACTTGCCGGCCTGTGGCGAGGTGGCCCACGTCTTCCAGAACCTCTTGGCTCCTGCGGTCTTGATGCCGAGGCCAGGGGGGAGGGCACGGCCCTCGGTGGTGCTGCTAGAGAGCGTCTGTGCGTGCTCGTGCTTGTTGCGCCTCTGCGCGTTTTCCTTCGGCTGGGGTCCTCTGGTCACGGGAGTCTCACCGCCTCGGGGTCGAGCCCGTAGAGGTCCCCCAGTTCATCCAGCTCGAACAGCGCGTCCTGACGCCACCCGGACCGCTCCTGTGCCTTGGTCGGCCGCCGCACGGGCGTGGCCGGCGCACAGAAGTCGTAGGGGCAGTCAGGGCATGCACCGCGGCAGGCAGACATGGGGGAACCTCCGGAAGGAATGAATTAGATGCGGAACGCCTGAACCGTCAGCTCGGCGTTGTCCACGTCGACGTGGAGAATCGGGCCGTAGTCGGCCACTGCGTACGGGCCGAAG